CACTAGGCTTCTGCTCAGAATGATATATGACCTACTTACACCGTATGGAACAGTATTTATGCACGGTAATTTTCCAAGACGCAAAAATCGAGCAGTAAGCGCTGTAATGAACGAAGCTTTCGACGAAACCTCAGAATCTTTTGTCCCTGCCAAGTTGTATGATGATATGAAGGCAGAGCATTTCTATGAGATACAGATAAAAGGTTGTAACGCTGTCCCTGACTGGATTGCTCGCAGGCTACCGGAGACAACGCTTTATCACGCTATAAGGAAGTCGCAGAAGCTACCAGCTAAATACCATTATCACGGTGTTGGAATAGGAAGGAAACCTTATGACAGATACAACTAGCAATCCAGTTGCTAAAGGCAGACGGAGACAACTTGGAATAGACGTATTTAACGAAGCAGTAAACCGTATGGTTAAATTGTATGAGCGTGGCGACAGAATCATTGTTTCTTTCTCCGCAGGTAAAGACAGCGGTGTATGTTTAGAAATTTGTGTATTAGCTGCGACCATTACAGATCGCTTGCCAGTAGAAGTTTTGATGCGTGATGAGGAAATTATGTTTCCCGGCACTTACGAATACGCTGAACGTGTCGCTTCTCGACCAGAGATCAACATGCACTGGATATATGCTCGACAGCCGATTATTAACGCATTTAATCGCAAAAGTCCTTACTGGTGGGTATTTGACCCAAGACTTGACGAAAGTGAATGGATGCGAACTCCTCCAGATATCGCTTATGAAATACCGGACAAAAACATTGAGAACATGATTACCCCTGAACGTTTTCCGGTAAAGGAAGGACAGATCCTAACCTCTGTTATCGGCTTGCGTATCTCAGAATCATTTGCACGCCGTAGGGGACTGTACTCCAGCAAAGGATATTTAACTAAACCTGACCGGCATGGTGTTCCGCACGCACGCCCTATTTACGACTTTGAAGATGGTGACATTTGGAAAGCCGTTCTTGATAACGACTGGGATTACAACAAAGCTTATGATGTGATGCACAGACACGGTGTCAAGGCTGGCGGTATGCGGATAGGTCCACCGACTATGAGTATTCACGGCGCTGACAACCTTACAATGGCTCGTACTGCTTGGCCCGGCTGGTTTGATAAGTTAGAACAACGTTGTCCAGGTGTACGGACAGTTGCACAGTTCGGGAAACGTGCAATATCGGCACGGCGACAACTAGGTGAGACTTGGGAAGATACGTTCTGGAGGGAGTGTGTTGAGACAGCACCGGATTGGATAGCTGAACGTGCTCAGAAAGAAGCAGAGAAATGTCAACGTCAGCATTCTCGACATGCGACAACACCGTTCCCAGAAGCTAAAGCTTGTAATCAGTGTTCCCCACCGAATCAGTCTTGGAAAAAAATTGTAACGAACTTGTATTTAGGTGACCCATTCGGTTCTGCCTCTTCGCTTAGTCCGATAGAACCAGAGTTTTTCCGACCAGGTGCAGGTACTTGGGGTGGAAAGCCAACATGGTAGCTTACGACATAGAAACATTAACGGTAGTCGAAAAAGTATTGACACAAGTCGAGAAAATACGATTTACACCTACAAAGGAAAACGGTGAGTATCAAGGCAAACTCGCTCATGAATGGGCTATGAGCAATGACTTCGGACTCAGAAACTGGCTTGTTGTGCGTCATATCATTGATGTTTATGGAGAAGACAGACAGTTTTACAATTCTACTTTCCGTTACATGGACCATAACGATTACACCTATTGGGTAATGCCACAGTGGGTAAAACCGGATTGGCAAACGCATTTTGATTACAACGATAATTATGTTCTAAATAGGCAAAGAATTACAGATGAGACCTACGCCGGGAGCCAGATATGAGCATATCGGTAGCAATACAGCATGGGGGTGACACAGACACGTTCCGCCGGTCTTGTGTTCTAGGAATCAGGAAAGCGATAGGAAGTTGTGCAGAGCAGGTACATGTTGTAAAAGACCCTGAACGCAAAGGCTCATTAGCTAGCTTTATTAATTGTATGCGTACCCATAAAGACGCTGATTGGCATCTAATCATTCAAGACGATGTAGAGTTTCTGCTACCGAACCCCATTTACGAGCTTGCTCGACTCGCAGAAGCCGTTACACCTGGGATTGTTACATTGTTTGTGCCACGCAAAGAGGTTACTAGTATGCCATACGGTTATGTCGGCAAGGTATACGGTACTTGGGGACAAGCGAATCTATTCCACAAGTCCATCATTCCTGACTTCCTAGATTGGGTGGTTCCTAGAAGATACCTGGTGAAATGCCGTATCGGAGATGACCGAGTTATGAGCGCTTACGCTTACGAAAACAATATTGACGTTTACACACCTAATCCGAGCCTGGTTGAACATGTTGGACATAACAGAAGCATGTTTGGTCACGCAATGGGATTAAAGGCACGAACAACCAGAACAACGATAGATTCTGCCCCCGGCGAGTGGAAACTATCATTAAATCACCTTGGCATCGGTAAAGTACCTATGTCAGAGATAGATAACGCAGTTGAGAAGCGCCAAAGGCGTTTATTCTAATAAGTTCTTCCATTAACCAAGAAACCAAGAAAGGATAGGAAATGGCTAGAAAAAAACAAAAAGGTTCGGCAGTAGTCGAGAAGAAGAATCAGGCACTTGAAAAGCTTGAAATCGTCTATGCGCAGTTAACCGAGATAAAACCTAATGAATATAACCCTAATCGTCAGTCAGATGCTGATTTTGACTTATTATTGCGATCAATTACAGAGGATGGCTTTACACAACCTATTGTCGCCGTTCGTAATGATGGTGACGATGCCGGACAGTACCCTTACACAATAGTTGATGGAGAACATCGTTGGAGGGCTGCATCGCAACTTGGAATGGCAGAAGTCCCATTAGCAGTAGTCCCTATGACCCTTGAACAAGCACGAATCGCTACTTTGCGTCACAACCGTGCAAGAGGTTCTGAGGACATAGAGTTGGCAACAGAAGTCCTCCGGGACCTAGAGAAACTAGGCGCATTAGATTGGGCGCAAGATTCACTAGCGTTAAGCGATGACGAACTAAACAGACTGCTTGAAGATATACCTACTCCAGAAGCCCTTGCTAGAGATGAATTCTTAGAAGCATGGGAACCACAGCAAGTATCTCACCAAATACAAACTGTGCAAACAAGCGCTGGAACAGAACAAAACGATCTCACTCCGGCTGCTATTGACATGGCACGACAACGAGAAAAACGTTTACAAGAAGCACACAGCGAAGAAGAAAAAGAAATGATAGCTAAAGAACGCTCTGTATACCGTGTAAACCTAACCTTTACCAACGAAGAAGCCGTTGTAGTTAAAGAAGTACTCGGTGATCGACCAGCAGTCAAACTCCTTGAAATGTGCCAGAACCTAGACAATAATGGTGAATAAGGTAGTGTTTACTAAACACAAGAGGTGCAAACATGCCTAAGTCAAAACTAAACGAGGTACAGCGAGCGGAGCGACGTGCAAAGGCTCTTGAACTCAGGGCTGCAGGTGCTACATATCAGATAATCGCAAGGAACCTGGATTACAGCAGTAGGGGACATGCTCATCGTGACATACAGATTGCGCTTGATGAGATAGTTAAAAAGCCTGCTGAGGAATTACTTGGTGAGGAACTGAATCGTCTTGAAAAGCTACTCTCTGGGATATGGGGTGAAGCTCGTAAAGGCGAAGATGTTTCCAAGACTAGAGCGGTATTACAAATACTTGATATGCGTGCAAAGTATCTAGGGCTTTATGCACCAGAGCGTGTACAAGCTGAGATACGACTTGACGACCCTGAAAAGATAGCTGAGTCGATAATCGCTATATCAGAAGGACTCAAACAGTAGTTACGAATGTCTACGCTTACACGGTCACAGGCAGAAGAAGCACTCAGAAAGCTTCCGGCAGACGTACAAGGTCGTATTCGCTGGCAACTCCTAGCCAGAAAGGAACAGCTACCACCAGAGGGTGACTGGTTCTTATGGTTATTAGTTGCAGGGCGAGGGTTCGGGAAAACCAGAACAGCTAGTGAATGGTTAGCATATCAAATGGTTACACGACCCATGACTCGTTGGGCAGTAGTTTCACCTACCTACGGAGATGGAAGAGATGTCTGTATGGAAGGGGAGTCAGGTCTTGTCAGCGTGCTCGACAAAGCAGTTCGCAGTTACAACAAGTCAAACACTGAACTAATCCTAAAGAACGGCAGTCGTGCAAGGGTGTACCCGGCGATCATTCCAGACCGTATGCGTGGACCACAGTTTCACGGAGCATGGCTTGACGAACCAGCCTCTTTTAGAAACGGCATGTATGTGTGGGAGACATTGCAACCAGCACTACGACTAGGTAAGAAACCGCAAGTCATTATTACTGGAACCCCTGCACCTACTCCGCTTCTGCGCTATCTAATGAAAATGATTGATGGAGAAAAAGCATTATTGACAAGAGGTAGTACCTATGACAACAAAGACAACTTGCCACAGTTTCTGCTAGACGAGTTAGAAAGACGCTACGCCGGAACCAGGATGGGCAGGCAAGAGTTAATGGGAGAGTTGCTCGACGATGTAGAAGGTGCGTTATGGAGCTACGAATTAGCAACTAGAAGTCGTTGCGCACCACCAGACGACCTAGAACGCATAGTTGTATCGGTGGACCCGGCAAGCACCTCCAAAGAAACAAGCAACGAAACAGGAATAATTGTCGCTGGGAAACGTGGTGACAACGCGTATCTACTAGAAGACTGCACTCTTAGAGCGACTCCGTTAGAATGGGCAAGCAGAGTTGTAGACGCATATCATCGTTGGAAAGCCGATGCTATAGTCATAGAGACTAACCAGGGCGGTGAGATGTTAGAAACCACTATTAGGACCATTGACAAAAACGTACCTATCAAAGGCGTTCATGCTTCCAGAGGGAAAGCCATTCGGGCAGAACCTATCGTTGCGCTTTATGAGCAGAACAGGGTTTGGCACTGTAACGACTTTAAAGAGTTAGAAGATCAGTTAGCTTCATGGACTCCAGAATTTGATTCTCCTGACAGGCTTGACGCAATGGTGTGGGCTGTAACAGAATTAATAGTAGACCACCGTGAAATACCAATGGTTGTTCCATTTAGCGCAGAACAGGCAAGTACATGGAGAATCAGCTAACATATAGGCAGGAGTGGTGATGGCTGACGTCAAAAAACAAACACAACCAACTAGCACCGACTTTATGGAGGTCGGCTCTTCAGGGCTTGTCCAATATGGTGGCTTTGTCGAGGAAGACTTTCTGCGTCAACTACAAGGTCGCAGAGGCTATGCAATCTACCGGGAGATGGCAGATAATCACCCAGTAGTCGGTGGCATACTCCATTCTATAGAAATGTTATTCCGCACCGTTGATTGGCATGTAGAACCTAAAGATGAAAACGATCAAGCCAGCATAGACGTAGCTGATTTCGTAGCTTCTTGTATGAACGATATGAGTGTGTCATGGCATGAGACAATCACAAGTATTCTGTCCATGCTTACATACGGCTTCTCTTACAATGAGATCGTTTACAAACGCCGAGACGGAGAAAAAAAGAAAGACGGTGAATCGTCAAAGTTTGATGACAACATGATCGGGTGGCGCAAACTACCGGTTAGAAGCCAAGATACCATTTACAGATGGCGCTTCAGTAAAGATGGAAGCATTGAAGGGGTAGAGCAGATGAACCCTATCTCTGGCTCTGGCAACGTATTCCTACCTATCGAGAAGAGCCTATTGTTCCGAACAACAACAAAGCTAAACAATCCAAAGGGTAGGTCCATTCTCAGAAACTCATATACTGCATGGTATTACCAACGCCGTATTCAAGAGGTAGAAGCCATTGGAATAGAGCGTGACCTTGCAGGGCTACCAGTTGCATACGTTCCACCGCAACTACTATCTGATAATGCCACATCGCAAGAAACGGCAGCTCTGAATGAAATTAAAAAGATAGTTCGTAACATACGGAGAGATGAACAAGAAGGGTTAGTGTTTCCTCTGGCATACGACCCGGAGACAGGAAACAAAGCGTTTGACATACAACTATTAAGTTCTGGAGGATCAAGACAGTTTGACACAAACGCTGTCATTACCCGTTACGATCAACGAATCGCTATGTCTGTTCTTGCGGACTTCCTGCTTCTAGGAACCGAGAAAGTCGGCACACAAACTCTAAGCCTTTCCAAGATTGACTTATTTCTCGACTCAATAGAAGCATGGTTATCAGCAATAGCAGACGTATTCAATCAGTACGCCATTCCACGTTTGTGCCGTATTAATGGGATTAGCCAACAACTATTCCCCACTCTCGTAGCTTCTCGACCAAGAAACCCTGACCTTGGTGTGCTTGGAACCTACGTCACACAGCTCATTACAGCTGGCGCAATGTTGCCAGACGATCAACTAGACACACACCTCAGAATGATTGCTGGATTGCCGACTGAAGAGGGTGTAAAGGTTGAAGACGGTTAAAGTAAAATTAACCAATAAAGCAAGAGGTGGGAATCATAAACCGGAGTTTAGGATTCCTGGTTCTAACTCACTTGATGGGGCAGAAAGAAGCATAGCTACTGCAATATATGACTTTCTTAACGTGATTCCAGAGAAGCGAGTATTAGAGATTCTGAGATCGCCAACAGCTTATCAAACACGTTTCCAAGATTATTTAACCGATGTAAGCGCAGAGTATTTAGATGACATGTCTAGAGGCATATTTAACGGTTGGGCAGAAGGAGCCAGGTTCGGAGCCGAAATGATACGGCAAGGCTTAAACACGGCTTTACGGCGTGCCGGGAGCGACTTGCGCATAGTTCGTAACAAAAGAGAGTCTGCACGGTACATTACCAAATCGATAGATGAAACAGAGTGGTCGATAACTGTTGGCAACTTTGATACGCAACCAGAGAACATGGAAGGGAAAGTCTATTCACGGTTTAGATCAGCAAAGATATTCGCAGACCTCACAGATGACATCGTATTAAATATAGAGACAGCAGTCGCAAACGGCTTTCGGGCAAGGCAAGCGTTCGCTACCGGGAGAACCGTTACAGGGCTTACACCGGACCAGACTGCTAGAGCTTTATATGGAATCTTGGCTGAAATTAGTCCGGTAGGGGCATCTAGTGTCACAGGGGCAGACTATGCTTCCAAGATCGTTCCAAACGTAAATGGCTTGACACCAGAGTGGGCAAGGGCTGTCGAGAACCACATGAATGCTGTTTCTGCCCAACAAATAAAGGCAGGTGTATCACCAGCACAGGCTTTAGCTAGAGTTGAGCGTGCCGGGAGAATCTACGGTGACAAACTCCGTAGGGCAAGGGCAAGACGAATTGCACGCACTGAAATATCGTTTGCTCAGAACCGAGCGCAACAGGACATGTATGTGCAAGCAGTAAACGATGGCATCGTATCATTAGACGATCAGAAAGAATGGATAACCGGACCGTATGATGTGTGTAACATCTGCGTTCCAATGGGTGGCACACAAGTACCAGTCACCGGAGTTTTTACACTACCGAACGGTAACCAGGAAGAGTACCCACCTGCACACCCGAACTGTCGTTGCGTTACTCGACTAGTTCCAAGCTCTATCGACCCACCGAAAAGGATTGGCACTAATACTCCAGGAGCCCCTTACAGATATGTATTTCCCGGAGGCTTTGTCGCTGACGTTACCGCTGTACAAAGGTGAATTAGACCCTACTGTACCCTTACAGTAACTCTATTTCTGACCGCAAAATGGCTCTATGACCGATCACTTTCGGTAAAAAGCGAGATTGCCGGATCTCTGCTTGGAATCCGGCAATCTCTGTATGGATAAACTCCGAGGTGGAGGTTACCTACATACTAGCACCTTATAGTGCCACATAGTGGTTAGAATGGTTCTGCTGATGGATATTCAACTCCTACCAGTTCCCCTTCAGAATTGGTTATCCAGGTGGAACCATCTTGTCCCTGTGTTTCTGTATTCGCACTAACCTTAATATCGGTTCTGTGATCGACTACTTTAATCTTTGTCATATCAACTGACCATTCTGCTTGCTCGCCTTTTAACGCTAGGTTCTCACCAGCTTTAGCTTGCTTCGGGGTTAGGAACCCTGCTTCGTTGTAAAACTCAATTAAGCTTCTGGCGAACTCATTCCACCCAGCATACTTTGAAAGTCTTACACATAGCTTATAGTCACGCTCTGCATATCTACTATCTTCTGTCATTTCCCTCCTTCCTACGCTCGGAATCCATGACTCAAGTCTAGTCTCCCTACCGGAAGATGTCTACTATCTGAAAGCCCCGTTTATGGTTTAATGGTTAGGTGAAACGCATATTACCTGTTCTGAGCAAAGTACTCTTGGCAACCGTCTTTCTGCTTGCATGGGTAGCGCCGGGAAATGCTAACGAACAAACGCTGTCATGTAGTCCAACAGATAATGGTTGGGATTGCACAGTAACAATCGCAACGTATGGGCAAGGTCCACGCATTGACTTCTCTATCGAGCAGGATGAAACAAGTGTAGAAATGATTACATATACAAGTCTGACCTGTGACGATCATGGGACAGAAAGCATATATGCAGACCCATACTTAAAGGTGTTTGACTCCGCCGGGACAATCGTAGTGGAAGACGATGATTCAGCTAGTCACAACGATGGAAGCAACTTGTGTTGGGATAGCTACATCAGCAGAACGTATGACGCTGGCGACTACGAACTATACGCCACCGCTTATGACGAAGACACGATTGGAACCTATACGTTAGAAATATCTGGTGGAACCTGGTCTATAGGTACTCCTGAACCCGAACCCACACCCACTCCTGAGCCAACGCCTGAACCTACTCCTGAACCAACTCCTGAACCCGAACCAACGCCAGAACCAGAACCTACTCCTGAACCTACGCCAGTTCCACCTGAACCAACTCCTGAGCCTGAAGAGCCTACTCCGCAACCGACACCCCTTCCCGAACCAACGCCAACGCCATTAGAGCCGACACCAACACCAGTCCCCCAACCAACACCAGTGCCAGCCCCAATAGCACCCACGCCGGAACCCATAGCGCCAACGCCAACACCACCACCTGTAATAGTAATCCCAATAGATGAGATTTTTGACTCCATACCATCTGATGACATTAGTTGGGAAGATATAGAATTACCAGAATTTGATGAAATAATCCTTGATGAGGAATGGGAACCCGATGAACTACCGGAGACAGAAGAAGAATTTGACGAACAGATTGAGCTTCTCGATAACGAAGAAGACGTTCTCGACTTTGAAGAAGATGAATACATTCCGTTAGAAATAGATGATGTCCCGGAGGATTACAGAGAAGAATACGAAGAAGGACCACCAGACGATGAGAATATTTTCTTTGACGAGGAAACCGGAGAATGGGAGGATGACCCAGACCTTGAATTACAAGATGTTGAAATAGATGACCTTCTCGAAAACCAGGAAACCCTTCTTGAACTGATTGATGAGTTAGAAGCCGATGACGTATTAGAAGAGATTCTAGAAGATAACGAAAACTTCTTTGAACAAGCTAGTTCTGAGCAAATAGAAGACTTATTTACAGAGTCACCAGAGATA